CTTTTTTTATAAGTGCAAATGGACATTTCTTAATGTCACCCAATGAATTGCTTATCTTATTCATGAATTTTTCAAAATCTTGAGCATCCATAGTATTTTTGCATGACGAAATTATTTTATATAAATTATCGAATTGATTATCTTTTGCATCTTTGTAATTCTCACTGATATTTTCTCTCTTACTGTGTAGACCGCTTGCCATGCGTGCTCTTTTGTCTGCTTTATTTTTGTTCATTCGACTCAATTCAATTTTCTTCTGTTGGTTTAGGGGATAAAAAACACCAATTGGAGAATTGTGAGTAAAAATTACAGACTGATTTGGCAATGGTGCTTTGAAAACTATGAATAACAGAGAAGACCACCATGCTGTTTCCAAATGTCCCGGCACAGCGCATATATTTGTAGTTCCGGTGTAATAAGCTGGATGTGTGTTTATTCTTAGCAATTGCGAATTTGAAACTTCTATGTCATGACCAATATTAAGTCCAAAAAAATTTGGAGCTATTTGTCCTGCTGGAGTGCCTTTTAATTTTTTCAAATAAATTTCATCTTCTTTCCAGTTATCTTCAGCTTTGAATTCCAACTCTTTCCCATTGTTTGTAACTTCTAATTTAGTTTTATATGGATATAAAATTTCATATCCATAAGTTGCTGCTGATAAAAAGGGTTTACACATAAATGGTTGAACTATATTTTTATTTTTAAATTCATTTTGGCTTCCTGCCCATCCTTCTTGTGGTATTGCAACAGGTCTTAGATAATTTTCTTGAAAAATTGAGCGGTATAGTATTTTCATTTTTTGTATTCTCGATGATAACTAAATTATACTATGCAACCTATAGGTCCAAATCCAAATTCTTATGATCCTACACTGAATAACTGCCAAGAGCAGTCACCTATGTGGCGTTCAGAAAATATTGATCCGCCACCGGGATTTTGTGATCAGCCTCCTGATAATCAAAATAACCAATTAAACAATATGGGGGCACCCTCAGATTGGTTTGATGATTTTCTTGACAAGAAATATATGCTTGGGAGCGAAAACAATTCTGACCCGATGCAAACAGGTCAAATTGTAAATAATTTAAATCCTCCCAACAGAAATGTTGTTTACCGTTATGCTCGTTCCATCCGCAGCTGCGATGAAGCAATTATGGATTTGTTTAGAAATTTAGTAGTATTAGATGATGATGGCAAAGCACATCAAGTTCCAATTATTTGGGCAACTCAAGAAAGAGCAGTTGCAGCAATAGTTCAGCAAAATGTGAGAAAAGATTTAACCTTGGTGGTAGACAGAATTAGATTACCAATGTTAGCAATTAGTAGTACTGATTATAGTGTTGATGCTAACAGATACACTTATCACAAGGCTATAACTTTTTTGAAGGACAATCAAAATAAGCCTACTTTTGTTGAATCTGAGCGTTTTGAAAGAGACACAGTATTTGGATTAGCCAGAGGTATTCCTATTAATATTGGCTATACAATGTATGCATGGACATTGCAACTTGAAGATATGAATCAAATACTGGAACAAATACTGACTAAATTTAGTCCTGTTGCATATATAAAGGTTAGAGGCGTTCTTTGGGAAGTTTGTGTCAAGTTGGATAGCATAGCTAACAATTTAGAAACAGAACCGGGAGATGCGGCTCTAAGAGTTATAAAGTTTCAATTTGGTATTACGGCTGAAACGTATGTTAACCAGCCAATTACGAGGAACAAAGCTGTTCTCAATACTAAAGTGGACTTTGTAAATTCTCTTAATGAATCCGAAATTTCGGAAGTAATTAAGAGGCTAGAAGAGTCGGTAGAAGGGGTACAATGATTGAAATAACGAATTTGAAGAGATCTCCTGTGCAATTGATTGTTAAATCAAAAAGAACAACCAATTCATATTCGGTCGTCAATCTACCCGGTATCGGCAAAGGAAAAAATAAAATATTAATTGAAGATAATTTACATACTCAATATATAGATGATGCAGAGAGGTCTGGTTATATAAAGCAAAGAGTATTGAACGATTAACATTATAGGAGTATAAATATGGCACTTTTACAGTCTTTTCCACCCTCTAATACAATCAGCCCATCAGTGCGCTTCACTGAAACTGATTTGACTGTTTTGAGCATTTCTCAGTCAACAAACTCTGTAGGTTTGGTAGGATACTGCAGTAAGGGACCTATCAATACTCCTACCTTGGTCGCATCTCAAACTGAGCTTATGACGGTTTTTGGCGTACCTCATCTTGGTCTTGATTACCCGCCTTATTTGATTTATGCGGCAAAACTTTGTTTGAGCCAAACTAATAGCGTTTATATTGTTCGTGTCGCTGATACCGATCCGAACAGTCAGTACTACGCTTTGACAGCCAATACAGAAGTACCTTCCGCTGGACAACTATTAAAGGTTCATGGTGCACTTTTTAATCCTACTGATGTTGTCCGTTTTTACAAAGATATGGTCACTTTAAGCAATAACACTGACAAATACTTCAAGTGGGCTTTAAACGGCGTTTTAAGCAGCAAATCTTTGCGTCTACCTTGGTCTGTTGGCGATGAAGGACAGGCAATTGCGTCTTATACTATTGAACAGATTGTTGCCATTTTGAACGCCCAGCTTAATCCAGCGATAGATGGTATCGAATTTTTCACCTACACAACTGCTTCTAAGGTAGCTCTTGGTCTTTCGACAGTATGGTCTTATGGACCTCAGAATTCCATGGAAGTTATTTCTGTTATCAACAACCTTGTTGGTGGTGCGGTTTCTACAAATACCATTAGCCCGGGTGTTTTCCAGAACGTAAATAACACTCTAGGTTTATCAACTGGTAGTACTGCTCCTCTGAAGAGTGGTCTTGCTCCAAACTATCCTATTGACGCTTCTCACGGCACTGCTGGTATTTGGGACTTCCCCACAGGCAAGTACACACTACAAGTTGTAGTTGATGGCTCTGGTAGCGTTGCTGTTGATAACGTTTTCAGACTATATGATTTTTCCGTCGTGTTAAGCGGAATGAATTATACTTCTAGCGCCGATCTTGTTGCAGATTTGAATGCAGCTTTAATTACTTTAACACCTAGTGTCAATAATATCCCAGTTTCTTCCCCACCTTGTTATCAATTCGTTGCAAATGTGAATAGCACTATTGGTGTGACTACTCTAACCGCTGACACAACCGAAAGTGGTGGTCTTTATGGCCGTAGTGCCAAGATTAATGTCAGAGGCGGAACACTTGCAGCCATATTCGATATGAACTTGACTGGATCTACAGGCTTAACCTTAACTGGTGTTGCTGACAATACAAACGCAGAATCCGCCAATGCATTCTGGATTGGCGTGCCTAACACTGATCCTGCTGATACTTCTTACTACACTTTTCAGGTATTTGCAGACAGCCCCGGCATTGAAGGTAATGACACCTTCGTTACTTGTACCAACTATACTCAGGGCTCTACATTTACACTTGATGTTTTCATTTATAATAGTAACACTGGCTTCTCAAGTCAAGTTGAGAGCTGGGGCAATCTAACAAAGAACCCTGATTCACCTTATTATGTCCAAACATACATTAATGACAGAAGTAACTACATTCGTATTTTGGATAATGATGCAACTTTAGCACCACCTGCTAGTTCTCCTATGACAACTGCTGCTATTAATCAGCTTCGCTTAGTTGGCGGTTCTGACGGTTATCCAGCAGGAGATGCTGCTGCAATTGATGAGATTTTGATTGGCAGCCCTGTCAACTTAAGCGGCATTTATGCACTAAGCGATCCTGAGCAAATTGACATCAACTTAGTTGCAGTACCCGGTGCATCCAGCACCGCTGTAATTGAGGCTATGATTGATATGTGTGAGCAGTACCGTCAGGATTGCTTGGCTATTATTGATCCTCCTTTTGGATTATCACCTACTGATGTTATTCAGTGGCAGAATGGTCAGAGCCAACTTAACAATCAGAGATTTGATTCTGATTTTGCTGCTCTCTACTGGCCTTGGATTAACATTTATGACAACTACAATCTAGTTGATGTATTAGTACCACCTAGTGTTGGCGTTGTTGCCGCTATTATTCGTAGCGACAATCAAAGCTTCCCATGGTTTGCTCCCGCAGGCTTACTACGTGGTGTTGTACCCGGTTGCATTGGTGTTGCTGCTAAGCCTACTTTGGCCGAAAAAGACGCCATGTATGGCAATGGCAATGCAATCAACCCGATTGTAACTTATGCGAATGTGGCAGACTTTGTTATCTGGGGTCAAAAGACACTACAGAGACTACCTTCTGCTTTGGACAGAATCAATGTCCGTCGCATGTTGTTCTATGTTGAGAAAGAAATCCGTCAAGGTTGCAGAGGATTGCTGTTCCAACCACACACCGAATCGCTTCGTCAGCAGTTCGCCTTGTTGTGCGAAGGTGTCTTGAACAATGTTCAAGTTAATCAAGGCATTACAGCGTATAAAGTTGTGGCAGATGAAACTCTCAACACACCCGATGTTATTGATAGAAATGAATTAAGAGCCCAGATTGGTATTGTGCCAACCAGAGCAGTAGAATTCATTTACATCGAATTTACTCTATATCGCACTGGAGCACTAACCGCTAACGGTTAATAAGAAACTATAGTTAGGTTAATTTTAATCAAAGGAGATAATTATGGCACAACTAATGGGTATCGGTCCAATCGGAACCTCAAACAATATCATCTTCAAGAGGAAGTTTCGTTGGACATTTGAAGTACAAGATGTCTGTGCAGGCGGTAACAATCTAGGAAATATCCCTTCTAGTTATGTTAAGCTTGCAGCAAGACCAAACGTCAGTTTTGATGAAACTGAAATCAATTTCTTGCAAGGCAAGATGTTTATTCCCGGTAAGGCGACATTTGAAACCGTCACTGTTACTTACTATGACATCACACCTGTCAAGAGCGACACAATTCTTAACCTTTACAACTGGATTGGTTCAGTTTATGACTTCCTCGGCCAACCAACTGCTGCTAATAATCAAGCTGGTAGCTGGCTTAACCCAAGAATGTCCAGCTACGGCAACGGTGCCGGTGGTTATGGTGGCACTGGTGTTCTATACATGTATGATGGTGGTGGCGTTCCTCTTGAGCAATGGACACTTTACACATGCTGGCCCCAGAGTGTTAACTTTGGCGACTTGGATTACAGTGCATCTGATGAGTGTAATATTGAATTGACTCTTCGTTACACCTTTGCCAAGTGGAGAAACATCTGCGGCGATCAGCAGCCAAACCCCTGCTACAGAGGTTGCTCAGTCTAATCTGCAATTTTTTGAAATTAAAAAAAGCCCTCGAAGTAAATTTCGAGGGCTTTTTTCTTATATAAACATATAAGAGGTTTATTATGCCACAAGCAATTAAAATGGGAATGTGGAATTCGGATTTGGTTTTTAAACGGAATTTCCGTTGGTTATTTAGTTTAGACAATATTATAAGAGTTCCTGAAGGGGCAACACTTGACGCTAAACCTCCATCAAAAGCGCAAAGGCCAAATCTAAGTTTTAAAGAAATACAGCTGGAACATCAGAGCGAAACAATTTATATGCCGGGAAAATCTGAATGGAAACCTGTTTCCTTAACTCTTTATGACACGGGTGGCATCAATATCGGCAAAGGCAATTGCAGGCTTTCTGATAATTCGATTTATAGGTGGATTAGAGAGTTCTATTGGCCAGAACAGGCTAAGTATGGTTTTGCGGCTCAGGGGCTCAAAAAAACGGCATTCCTGACCATGTATGATGGTGGTGGCAATTGGCTTGAGCAATGGCGATTTGAAAATGCTTGGCCACAAGACATAAATTTTGGCGAGTTAGATTATCAAGACAGCGCAATATCCACTATTGACCTTGCGTTAAGGTACGATAGAGCATATATTACTTTCGGAGGAACTGCTTCCTCTTAATCTAAGATTTGTTCTGCTTTAATCATGTGTCTGCATTTGCATAGAAATTCATCTAATTGTTTAGGCTTAAGACCCAAAACTCTGCAAGCTCCACTTTTGTTTAAACGGCCTTTTTTAGTATATACTTTATTTTCATTAAGCAAAAGTGCTTCTATTTGTACACCTAAACCGCTTTTTTCCAGAATATCAAGTATTTCTTGACGCTCTAATATCTCTACAAAATTATTTCTCATAATAACCATTATAACTATTAGTGACTCTTTTTTCTTTCTTTCTTTCTGCCCTGCAGGGTCATACCGTTCTTAAGCGCAAAAATCTTGCTATATTTCTTTTTCAATTCAGTATAGTTTTTTGCAGTTCGCCATAATTGCCTAAAGTGATTTAGTATACATGTTGTCATGTAATTAAAAGCTTTGCCCTTACTAGGATCAAACTTTTCTACACGTTCAAAACATATAAGAACACCTTCTTGAACAGCATCATCTTCATCTATATTGCTAAACTTTGCATACCTAACAATGTTTTTCGATAGAGTATAAAAAGCATCTGCAAGTATCTTTTGGGATGCAGTCAGGTCGTTCCCGGCTTTTTCAAGATCTTGTGCTCCTAATACCAAAGGTATGGCAACACTGTTTTTTTTACTGGCTTTCTGCCTTTGATGATTAATATCTTCCATGAGGATTTGAAACTTTATTTGTTGTTTCTTGGCATGTTGAAACCTTATAATAATAGATTCAAAGCTTTTGTTGTTTAAATATTCTGAGGACATAAAATAATATATCAAATAGCCAGAATTTTTTTATGAAAGTATATATAACAATTAAAAAAAATTGTACATCTGAGTGGAGAACAGCCATTCAGAAGAGGTTTCGTCAGGTATTTGAATATGAAAATATTTCTGAATTAAACATTGAAAATGCAAAATACATAGTTCTTGAAGATGGAGAGGCGATAAAAGGCATGGAAAGTCTTGAGAAGTGCAATTTTAGTTGTATTTCGGACGGTGAATGGATGATTAAAGAGAATAGAATTTATAATTTTAAAAGTGAGAATAAGAGTCCGCTCATTATATTGAAAAACAAACCCTTTGTTTATCCCCTTATAAAAGAAGAAAATCTTAAAAATTTATACTTACAAAAAAAATATGAAGAATTTGTTCTTGAATCCGAGAAACACATATTTGAACATGGAAGTTACAATATGCTAGATTATTATATTTCTATAGTATGTTTTTTCATATTAAAGAGATATAAGGAAGCACAAGCAAAATTGACCAATTTGCTTCACAAGCATCCGACTTATGCTGAGGCTTGGTGTTTGTTAGGAGATATGTTGCTTACTCAGAATAAAAATGGCCTTGCAAAGCAAGCGTATGAGAATGCTGTTATAAAAGGCAAAGACAGGGACATCTATGATGATGACCCTGTCTGGTTAAAAAAGTATGATGAATATCCTAAAGAAAAATTATCACAAATAGAACGCTTAATTTCGGCTACTCAGATTGTATCAAAAGGCAACTTCTAATTCATTGATAAGAACTGTAACCTGATCTTCCCAACGAGTCATAGTGATTTGCTTCCTACCCGGAGGCAACTTTTGCATGGTTTCTTCTAATTCAAAAACCGTGCAGTTTATCACGCTGAATCGATTTTGAGCAAGCTTTCGCACATCGGTTGCCGCTAATGGATTATTAGGTGCCATTTGTTCAGCACTAGGCACAAACTTATCAGGAAAATATGATACAAGCTGTTCTTTGGCTTCTGCCATGAGCTTTTGATAAATCTTCAAATTGCAAGAACAATTTGGATTACCCAAAAACTTTTGAACATCTTCATTTAAACTTTCAGGCAAACTTTTCCTGAAGTTTTCGTCTTTTAAAGCATTTTTAACATCAAGAACTGATATCGGGACTTTTACTTCCGCCATTTTCCACCTCTTTCATAACATGACCACAAACTGCACACTTAACCATCTTTTTTCGATTTTCCATTTTCAATTCACTTCTTTTATCCATCGTCTTCTCATGATCCAAAAAAGGAGGCTTTTTCATAAGCGGACTTCTTGGAAGAGTGAGCAAATACTCTGAAGATACAAAGAACTTTCTTTGGCAATTTTGACACCAAAAACAAGAATTATCCATTTATAGTAGTTTTGCTTTCTATAAAAACCATGATTGTAGCCCAAAATACACTAAGCAGTGACACTGCACATGCACTAGCGAAATTCAAACCAAAATTATAAAAATTGTTCAAAACGCTGGTTTCATGCCATGGATGAATGAAAAAAAGACTTAACAAAAGTCCACTCCAGAATCCACAACACTGGTGGCAGTTTAACATTTTCATAAAAAATTCAGGCATAAATTTCTTTAGGAAATTTTTGACTGGTACAAATATTTCACCTTCTACGATGATGGCACACATGCCTACACCACCAAGTAACATTAACAATACCATGCCTAACGCCATAAAAGCACCTTTATATTATTACCTTTTCTTGACAAACATACCTCTGTATAATTAGA